AGAGAATATAGTTAGAAGTCACTGCACCATCAAGAGGAACTGCTACGTAAATCCTAGAGTTTATAGCATCTACGCTGCACTCGACTTGGTTAAAGGCTACCTTATTGATACGGCTCCAGATATCATCTACGTTATAAGTTAAGACTCCCTCATCCAGAAAGGTTCCAACAAAGACACGTAACCCTGACCTATCAGCTACAAATACTCTGTCCTCTACGTTGGAGCCTATGTTGAGAATCTGACCTATCCCATGACATTCTGTACCGATAGAACCATCTGCTTCACCAATGTCCCAAGTTGCTGGAACATCGTCATTATCCATAGTTACATATGTCCTATGACTCTTGAACAGAACTAGTTGGTTTCTATACTCTACTGCGTTTTTGACGCCCAAACCTACGCCGGGATAAACTGTAAGATAGCCGTCCGCTCCATTATGTGCTTCAGGTTCGCCCTTTTTTGAGATTCTTACGACTGCTGGATTTGCATCCTCTCCCCAGACAATTAAGCTAGACTTATACTGACTTACTCCGACTCCTGCTGGAATCTCGCCGAGTTGCTCAATTAGGTAGCTAGCAGTGTCCTGTAGGTCAGCATCATAGAAATCTACAGTCCACGTAGTTACATCGTTATTAGGAATGCGCCCGTTTGGTACGTAAAAGTAGGTATAAAGCCGACCATCGTTAGTAAGAGTCTCAGTCGCTTTTGTTGCGAATAGTACTCTGGCTGTAGTTCCTGCTGGTCCCAATGGGATATTACTAAGGTCTACTTTCTTCTCCCCAACAGGACTAAAAACTGCATAGGCTCCCATCGCTGAGATATAACCTGATGCAGACTCGAAAGCTACAGCGTATACATGCCATCCAGTCTCACAACGTCCAGATAGAGCAGAATCAGCTGCTGTCATCGCAGGTGTAGGTCCGGGTCCATTACCAGCAGCAGGACGAGCCGCTCCACTACCTTCATAGAGATACAGTTTTTCGCCCGGAAGTCCTGTAACTCCATTATGTGGACTGATGTAAGCACGATTAAACATAACCGTGCACGAGAAGTCTGTCATCGCTGGTATGCTTAGGATTACACCGCCCGTTATAGAATCCCAGAGTCTACCAGTGTTATCGAGAATCAAGAGTCTCTGAGCTTCGCCAATGCGCTCGTAAAGCTCTACCCTACGAATCTTAATATCTAACGGAATAGATGGTGACAGATTATCGTCATCCATACCATCTCTAGTCTTAATACCATCCCGCAAGAACTGCCAGTTGATAGACGAAATGAAAAAGCCTGCTGGACAGACTTCGTCCTCTCCTCTATCAAAGGTGCCGCGGAACTTATCTACGACTAGCGGTTCATGGTCTCGCATGATGCTACTTAAAAATGAGGGTGAGACGAATCCCACCCCCCTAACTACTACTTCGGTTCGGGTGTTTCGGGAAGCTCGTTATCGGGAACGAGAATCAGTCCAACACCACACAGCCACTTGACGACAAGCCGCAGTCCTGGACGAATCTGCACAGGAAGCTGCGAAGGTCCACCAGGAGTCCCAGGGAGGGAGTTGTCTGGCTTAGTCGGGTCGAATGGAAACACTGGCAGGGTTGCGATGTGTCCCGGTGGTGGGATGTAGATAGGATTCGATGGTACACCAGGAACTCCGGGAAGTCCCTGTGACGGGTAGGCTGGATTGCCAGGAAGTGAGTTATCCACTCCTGGACCGTCGGTGAACGTGATGATCGCTGGCCTTGAAATCACTATACACTCTCCTTAACCTAACACAAGTTAACGAACGACGAGTTGACAGAGCTTGTTTACGTAACTTGTTCTCCTACAAGACCCCAGACTGGTGCTGCGAGAGTCCCTGTATTGATATAGAGTTTCCCATTCGTTCTATCAATACAGAGCGCGCCCTTACCTGCAACTCCAGCACCTTGACCTGCCTGTGGGATGCCAGCGTTTTCAAGAATATAGCATTTATTCCTGATAAGCGCGTTTAGCATCGCCGTAAGGTTTCTCAACTTAATCATGCTATCCTCCATCGAGTTCGTCTACGTCTTACAGGGATGTTCTGCATTCGCTTAACCTTAGTAGATTTCAAGTCCTCCCACGGACCTTGAGCACCATATAAGTCAAGCATAAGAGCTTCCGCGCGCGAAGAATTACCACCTATAAGTAAAGCAGCTAGAGCCGCTGTCCTTTGAGCTAGAAAAGTCTGTGAGTCGCTTATCTGTATAGGAGTGCCTACATCAGTTAGAGGAACTAGACTCTTGATGTATCTAAGCAGCAACTCCCGTTCTAGAGTACAACCTACAAACTTAATAGCTTCCTCTCTAAACACCCAAAAGTTCAGACGATCGCTAGGCTTAAGGTCTGGGTCCCATTCACGCTCATCCATCTTATCAAATGGTGCTTCTGAGCCTACTGCTCGTTCACCCAGTTCGACCGGAAGGATAAAGTCGTTAGGTAATCCAGTTCCATCATCTAGAGACTTAACTCCAATGCCTAGAGTAAGAACCTGAGATACCTCGCGTGTCACTCCCGCACCGAGAGCACCTAGTTTAACTTGCAACTCTCGATAGGCTTTATTCAAGAGCGGCAATAAAGCTACGTCAGGATATATGGAACCCGTAGGATCATTAAGGAGACCTTTTATCTCCGTTATGACTGTTCCTGTTACTAGTGCCATATTGTCCTATCCTTGTAGCCTTAAACTCGAATCTAAGTGTTCGCCAAACGAACAATTACTTGTCTCGGCTTACAGTATCAATCGAAACAAACTCAGACTTGTAACGAGCCATGTCCAGAATACCCCTACAATGAGCGCAGATAAGTGCTTGAGGATGAATATCTGCACGACAGAACTTGCAGGGGATAAGCCTAACAGCTGAATCTACTTCTACATCAATATCCCAGGGTCGCTCAAGGTTAAGCTGCTTACAAGCTAGTCTTTGAAGGTCCGAAATCATTTTCCGTAGCTTATGACGTCCCCAATCATCATCTGCTGTAGCTACGAGCTTCTTAAACCAGTTATTCTGCAAGGCTCTAGCAGTGGAGAGAACACCTCGTAGCTCCTTAGCTAGTAGGATCTCAGATGTCTCATATCCACCACGAACCCATGTAAGTCCAGGCTCAGCAACACCTGGCTCAAAGTGGCTAGATGCTACCTTAAAATCACGACAAATAGCCTCTGCAATCGTATCTGCTGTTTCTGGTACTACTAGCGCGGGTCTGGATTCATCGATATAGACCTTGAAGCTACCTCTCCTAATCATGAGAGACTCCACTGGCCTATCTGGATTTATAGCAGCAGGAATAATGTAAAGAGAAGGGACCAACGGTTTCTCCTCACTGATACGGATTGGGAGGATAGAGATAACCGTAGCTACATCTTCCGTATTTGGAGAAATCATCGCTCTGTATACTCCTTCTTATAGGTCTTACTGAAGCCTTGTTGCCGTGTTGATACGAAGACGGAATTTTCTGCTACGAAAAGAGGCGCTCTCTCGTTCTGGCCAAGCTCCTCCTCAAAATAAGCTACCTCCTTTTCCTCTAGCGCGATACGCATATCGTCTAGTTGACTAGGAGTAAGTGCCTTTGTCGGATTCTGAAGCTTCCAGATAACCGTCTCGACTACAGGTGCGCTAACGGGAAGTGGATTAAAATCCTTGTCTACAAATGGGTAGACCGGTTCATAACTCCCGTTAGCACATTCCACTAGCTCTTGGACTACTTCTTCCAGAGCCGCACGTCCCTTAATGAATACCAGCTTTTCTAGAACCCAGCACGGACGCTGAAAGTACCAATATTTTGGTCTGGGTCCGACGCTGAAGTATTCTCTAAGGAAGATATGTCCATAGAACTCTCGCATGATACCACGTCTAACTTCGTATTGGTCGCTTGACCACACGATACGATAGATGGGTCTACCATCGAGAACTCTATATTGCTTAGCGAGTCTCTCGTTGATTGAGTCGACTAGTGTTAAATCGGTAACAGACATCTAACTCTAATCCGAAAAGATGATAAGGTGGAGGATAGATGGAAGTCCTCCCAGACAACCACCCATCCCCCCTTATCATCTGGCGCCGTCCACACCAAATGATAAGTTTCGACTCAGTAACCTGCTAGTATCCAGCCGGAACCGTCAGGTCACTGATATACACAGACGCTGGAGGATTGTTAATGAAGGTGTTAAACGACGCGACCAGATAGAACATAGTCGCTGCCGCCACACCACCAGAAGGTCCTCTCGCCTCGAACATACGACGGCCCTCTTCCTCGTAGAAGCCCGCCTTATGCATCTCAGCGCGTCCCCAGATTTCATCGACAACGTAGTCAACCCTGGTTTTATCCCAGTTGAAGTGTTGCTTGATTGGGACTCCAGCGAGTTGCTTCATCTCGAAGTAGAGGTCAGCGGACTGATTCGCAGACGGCTGCTTATCAATCTGCATGATTGCCTGTGCGTTCTCCTCGTAGGACTGAACCTGGCAAGGATGCATCCACGCACTCATCTTGATACCATTCTCCATACCAAGACGTTCACCGATTTTATTCAGTGCACGCCTCGGATGTGGAAGGTCAAGAGCTCCATTGGCCGCGATACGTGCTGCACGAACCTCTGGATAGGCAGAACGAGAGAGTCCCAGCCATGCACCAGTCGAGGCACTATCGTGATGATAAGGAACTCCAAGAATCCCTACCGGCGATGCGCCACGAAGGCCAGATGCCACGACTTTAATACCAGCAGCTACAGCAACGATAGAAGCACCGCTGTAGGTAAAGGTCTTAGCGTCGTGGTCGATGGACAGGGTTTCGCGCTCGTCTGATTCCAATGGAGTGTGCGAGGTCAGAAGATCGGCTGAGTAGAAATTGACTTTGGAGCCAATCCTAAGCAGTCGAGTTCCATAACCATCACCAGCAGCGTTACAGGTTACGACTGTGCCAGCCGCACCTGAGACAGTTGCCAGAACACCGTCGCCCTTGGTCATGAGGTTAACATCGACATGACGACGGAATTCTTTCATCGCCGTCGCAAGCAGATGCCTAACCGCATTGACTACAGACTTACGGGAATCATCAGTCGCCCACTGTGTTTTCTTATGCCACTCTACGGCATATCGAAAGCTAACGGTCGAGATGATAGCCTTCTCAAACGTCGGGCCAGCGCCACGTCCGAGGTCACCACCAGCGGGGTCGAAATATCCGAAATACCCACCAGGACGAATCTCCAGTGGAATACGCATATCTCGATTGCTGACGATTTCGACGGGTCGCTTCTCGATATTCGCGTAAAACATCGCATCTCGCTCAAAGAGCAGAGGAACACGAGGATCTACACGTTCGAGTTCTGCCGCGACGATTTGAGTCTCTGTCATTGCACCCATTAGAGACTCCTTGAATAAGGCATCAGACTTAGCTCACCTTCACTTCATGTCGAGGATGTCCTTATCAGATGTCTTGCGCCAATCGATTTTCTTAGGATCGAGAACCCTGCGCTGAGCACCTGAAGGAATCTTTCCACCACGTTCTGGGAAGGTCTTTTTCTCGTCTGTTACCTTAAACTTAACCTTTGATCCAACCTCTTGCTCCTCACTGGAAGCTTTATCACGTTTTGAGCCAGTCCGTGATGAAATAGCTTCCTGACGTAGACGGCTTCTTACAGCAGGTGCAATGAGTTTAGCGCGGTCCAGCCACGCGCGTTTTATCCTGGACTTTGACTCAGTGCTATAACCTGCTGCTTCCGCCTTCTTCCAGAGTGCTCTTAGAGTCCCCTGAAAAGCTTTGTCGTTCCCAAGGATACGATCTACTTCCGACCGTGCTTCCTTGAGAATCTGACGACGCTCAAAACCAGTTAGACCGTCCAACTTATGATTTAAGATGGCGTTCATGTCTGGCTTAATAAGTTCTACTACATCGCCTAGTGCAGACTGAAACTTTTCTCTAGCGTAAGTTTCTCGCTCGTGCTGTAGCTGAACTTCCGCTTCTGATGGTTCCGTCTTACCAGCCTTCTTAGCAAGGTCAGGAATTTCGCCACCATTAGCGAATACAAAATTAGCAATGTGCCGTGCAGCGAGCTGAAGATTCTTATTTCCAACCTTGGTTCCGTGCGCGGATGCGTGATACAGCAGTTCCTCGATGATAGGATTCGCTAGCTCTAGATAAGCAGCTTGATCGATACTACGCAACGCTTCAGGGAAACTAGCAACCATCTTCTTAAGAGCCTTAGGATTATTCTCGCTCAAGGACTCAAGAAGGAGCTTAGGGTCTCCCTTACCTACGATACTAGTTTCGAGTGTCTCATACTCTTGTGCCTTAGCAACAGCCTCTCGCGCACTGTCGATATCAGCAAAGAGTTCAGCATATTGAGGATAACCGAAGAACGCAGCTTTAAGCTGTGGAAATTCTTTGAAGAAGTTTGGATACTTCTCCTTAATAGCCTTAATCGGTGGACGAGCATAAGCAGGCTGGTCCTTATCTTCCTCGTCACCAATAGGCGTAATCTCATCATCTTCTAATGAGTCGTCGTCCTCGTCCTCGCTATCACTATCTTCTGTTTCTTCTGCTTCCTCATCTTCTTCATCTGATTCCGGCGTATCTTCTGAATCTTCCTCAGTTGCAGCTCGATTTCTTCTAGTAGAAGCCCGATTGTCATTCTTGCGTTCTGTATCTTTGCTGCTTCGAGCTTCGACAGATTCATCTTCTTCACTCCCTTCGTCATTCAACTGAGCAAGATCCTGTTCGGATTCAGACTCGAAACTATCACCACTATCACCACCCCCACCAGAATCGGCTGGATAAGGGAAAGCGACGAACTTAAGATAGGACGGGATACTCATTCCATCGCTCCTTCAGATTGTTGATTCGGTCCACCTTCTTCTTTATTTTCACCAGACGCTTCAGCTTCAGCTTCCTGTTCTGCGACCATAGCCTGAGCGTTAAAGAAGTCGTGCATCTTGAGATGGGACAAGACGTTCATGTAACCTGCTGGATTAGTTCGTTTAGCGTCTTGTCCAACAGGTGACCTAAGCCAAGACTTACATATCTCAGCTTCTACCATACTATCATCTACGGCTGGATCTACCATTACGGACGGCATAAATATAGGCTGCCCGTCGGGACCAGCTTGACCTGTCGGTATAGGCTCAGCAGACAACATCTCGTTGATTTCTGCGAGCTGCTTATTCCGACTATCTTCGCCTGGAATGTGAAGTTCTGGGAGACCTATTACGGATGCAATAAGTCCTGCGTTCTCTGGGTGGGCGATAACTAGCGAGATATTATCATCCTTCATCTGCATTAGATTCAGGATAACATCACGCTTCTGAGTCCACGAAATCGGGAAGGGTTCTGCTACTTCTGGAGCTATTTCGCCGACATCGCCAGTAAGTTCTGCCTGTCTAATCCAGACGTTAATAAAGTTACTCCCTTTAGACATAACCATATTTTCGTCTGTTTTCATGCTCTTAACGAAGGACTTGGTCGACTTACCCATGACCTCAGCCCACCACTCCTGCAAGATAACCCATGTTGAGGATAGTCTCTGGAGTGCGCTAGCTTTAGACAACTCGTATTCTCGCGCGGTCCCAGATCCACCTTCCTGAGCACCACCATAGATGCTAGGATAAGTTCCTTGCACGAATTGCTGACGTTGATTCATCCTTTCAGCGAATAGGTCTACCTCTCTACTTAACGTAGTCGCCTTTACCTCATGGAATCCCTCACCTAGACTACGACCCGCTGGTGCAGCAGCAGGAGATACTTGACCTGGACGCAGTTCCTGTCTCTGATAGGCTGTAAAATCCAGCACTTTAGGATCTGCAAACAATTCAGGCAAGCCATACTCGATAGTCTCAAGCGTAAGATTATCGAGTTCGTTTTCGATATCTTGAAGTGGAATCATCCCACGTCCAATCGGTGGAGCATGGAGTGATTCAGATAGCGGATTCTCTGCGACAGTCCAATGCTTAAGCAAACTATCCTGAACTATCTCGACTACAAGAGATTCGTTTACTCTTACAACGTAGATACCATCAGGAAACTGCTGTTTGAGTCTAGCTATGAGTTCCTTATCCTTGATGTAAAGATTCAACGCCCACGGCTGAAACCATATCCGCTGAACCGTGCACATATCATCTGGAGCATCACCCTTGTAGACTGATGACACTCTCATCTCAGCGTCGTATGTGCCTAAAGTGGTACCTTGAATCTTATCTGCATATTCAGGATATATTTCACGGAGCAGAGCTACCGGAAACTCATCCTCAAGACAGATGTAGGGAGTGCTTACAAGCTCCTTAACATAAAGTGGCATCTTTACATTAAGCGGCCCGTAGATTTCTAGACACTCACGATTCTTAGGATTGTCTACTTGTCCTGTTTCGATTGGGATACTACTTGGTTGGTCATCTACTTCAGGAACACCTTGATAACCACAGGACTCACAGGCTATAGGTGCGGGTGGAGTGGTTTCTCCCTGTGGTAGCTGCTCTTGACCCATCTCATAGCCGCACGAAGGACAATAAGTGGATCTAGCAGTAATAGGAACATCTTCGATTACAGGAGTCTTATAACTACCAAACCTATAATCGGTCTTATTCTCATTATAGCAGGCAACAAATCCGCAGTTGTAGAGTAGATAGAGCGCCTTCATCAATAGCAGCTTGGCTTTATTATGACGCTGTATAAGCTCGCTCAGTTTCGAGTAAGCCTTAGCTGCTTGGACATCTTCGTTATCGTCCGCGTCAAGAGGGAAAAACCTAACAGTAGGAACACCAGAGGACAGAGCACCAATAAGAATCTCACCATGAGCCTTATAGATGTTAACCACTTTAGCATAGAGGCTAGGGTCAAGGTCACTCTGTGGGTCCTCGTCTAAAATCTGGTCAGGGGTTTTCCACTGTCCCGAACTCGCATCCCACGCTGTATACTGAAGTCCTTCCCAATAGTTGATATGCTTACGCCATTCCTTAGTGTTAGAATCGCGTGGACCTTCTTCCTGTCGCAGATAATCGTCGATGAGTTGAGATAGAACTTTAGCCTCATCTGAATCAGCGACTAGGATTGGTTCTGGTGCTGGTTCCATTTCCTCAAGAGGCATCTCGCCCTCTGGTGGGATAGCCATTGGATCGATAGGTGCTTCAGGAGGAAACATAGCTTTATCCTTAGCTGCTTATCTCGAAAACCTATACAGCCTTCTTGCAGTTGATAATCGCGGCTGCTGTAGGACAACGAATGAAACGAGCAGCACTGTTTACGCCTGTCGTATTCGCTCCAGTTATAGCAGTCCAAGTAGTAGCGTCGAGACTACCTTCGATAGCCACAGTAGACTGAAGGAATACGAGCTTATTAGGCAGACCGTAAACCTGATTCTGTACGATACTCGTCGGAACGCCTACAGGGATAGCATAGATAGGCATTTACTTTTCCTTTGCTTCTTTAAGCCGTTCAGCATCAGCAGCATCTACCTTTTCGACTTGCTGACGCCAATAAGCTTCTCGTTGCTTGTTCTCATAATCTAATCTTACTTTGCCCCACGAAGGACGTCGCATCTGAACTGGCTCTATATTGCTAGGAGGCGTCTGCGCGGGAACGAAGAACTCTGGTTTAACTAACTTATCATCTACTAGTTTATCTAGAGTCCGCTCTACCGACAGCCGCGCCTGCTCTAACTGGGTCTCCAACATAGTTACACGAGCTTCCAACTTATCTATGTCGCTCCGTTGAGTAATAGATAACGTCCTCAACTGTTTCTTAGTGAGGCCTAAAACGAAATCGACGTGAGAGGGCTGGACTAAACCTACCATGTTTGCGTTGTATGGACTGCGTATTCCTTCTGTGCTCTTTATCGTACGCTGCCATTTGTCGATAGTAGGTATTCCAGTCTCCGTTCCTCTCCAATGAAAGAACGATTTGACCCAACTTATCAATCTTTGCAGCTTCGTTTGTAGATAAGTTAAAAAAGTCATCGATAGCCTTTATCCCGTAACGTCCGCCATCATAAGCATCGTCGCCTATAAACTGCTTAACGTCCTCAGCTTTAATACCTGGCTTTTCTTCCTCCGGATATACACAAGCTGGTATAACCTTACGAAACTCTGTACAGGACTTACATACTAGGAGTTTAGGCAAATTAGTCTCAGGTTCTTCCTCCTGAAACAACGCCATATACTCCTTGTATCTGTCTGGACCACCATTACGTAGAATCTTAAATGCTATCTCTGCGTCGTAACCGCCTATAGGACTATACGATGCCGGTTTTGGTCCCCATCTAAGATATTCGTGCATGAGTTGCTTACCACCGATGCGATCGTTGTCAGCCTTATCCCAAGGCATCCCTGTCGCATCCATGATTTGCTCTGCAATAGAATGGTCCTCTCCACGCTTTGCCCATGCACTAGGGTCTAGTTTATAAGATTTGATGGCGTCAACTTCGGACTCAGAGATACGAGCGACATCTGCTCCCCATACTGAAATATTAGTTTTGGACCAGACGCGCTCTCGATAAAGAATGGCTCGTTTATCTGGAGTAGCTGCAAACCACCCCACCCACACTTTTCCTGGATTGTATCCCCAGTCGCAGGCGAGCAATCTGGGCATCCATCCGGGTGGTGTGTAGTCATCGATAACATGGCAAGCATTGCTAGGCTCGTCGGGAAACTTGACTCCGTAGAATGGATCTCGCCACTCTGTAAAGACCTGTCCTGCGAAGACCCACCAATCACCATATATCTTTGCACGTTGTTCCGATATAGGTAGTAGTCGAAGCCTTCGAAGATATCCAGGGTCCGCTTGCATAAGGTATGGATTATCCGTAAGAAACGCACGGATAAATATACGATAGGTCTCAGAGTTCTCATCATAAAGTAGTTTACCACCTTCTGGCGCTCCTTCCACGAAGCGTTGACGGACCCAGAGATGACCTACATTTCCCGGATTACTTGCACTCCTTACAATTGGTGGAACTCCGGGAATGATAGACCTAACTCGGGAGGTGAGAAAGGTATATCTAAACTCGTTAAAACTAGTCAGCTCATCGAACGCGATATATTGATACTCGTTCGTGTCATGTTGACGCGCGTCCTTGTCACTTTCAAGATAATTAAACCTTATCTGGGCGCCACTCGGAAACGTGCTTACGTGCTTGGTGGAATCGTAGCTAGCTCCTAACATATTATAGATAGGAACTGCGCGCTTTATCAGAGAAGCTTCTAGCTGTGGATAAGATTCTCTGAATAATACTCCTTGGAATCCAGCGTGGTCGTGAAACCCATACAAGATGGGGAGCATAAATAACAGCTCTGACTTACCTGGACCCGCGCTACCACCAAAGAAACCTTCAAATACCTCGAAAGGAATCTGGATAAATTCGTTCTGCTTCTCTGTCGGCTTCCACTCACGAGCGTATGTGCCGCTTTCGTCCCTTGTAGTTGTAACAGCCATTTTGCCGTATACAAAATAAAAACAGGCAGACGACGATTAAGCCCAGAAAGGAGGGACGGAGTCCTTAGAGGGCGAGCGCCGTATTTAGTTTAGACAGCTACCGTGGTCTTGGTTACAGTGACCGCTGGAGTCGGCTTTTTCAACCACTCGGCGAGTCGTTCTGCTTTCCGCTTTGCGCGGTCATCGAGGAACTTCTGATAAGCTGCCGCTGTAACGGGTTCTCCGTCACCACCACCGACAGCTGCACCGATGAAATCGGCTATTTCTTTAGGAAGGAGGAAGATAAACTCGTAATCATCGTTCGGATTCGGTTTATCCACGAAGATAGAGACCATCACGTCGCCGCTAACAGCTTTCTGCTCACCTCTTGTACAAGGAACAAGCAGAGCGCCGACGCCAACGTAGGTCTGACTTACAGTAGTTGCTTCGCCGAGGAGGGAATTGATTCTAACTGGCCCTCCCGTATGACTTCCTGTAGCTAGTGGTTCCCTTTCTTTTCCCTGTTTAGTGTCTGGTTTAGCTGGAACTTTCGACGAGTCTACTGCTGGCTTTACAACATCGGCCATTGTAACGACTCCTAACTAAACTAGTCAAGCTGACTCCTTTCGCACTTGGCGGAGTGCGCGGGGACGGATTTACTGATGGGAGGACTAATTATCTACTTATCTACTTATCTACTTATCTACTTATCTACGTTAACAACAAAGCTAACGCTTACCAAAACTCAGTCGCTTATCAGAAGTGGATGGGTTCTGATTGAGCACTGGTCTGCGTCCGAGTCCAGACTTCTTCTCTCCTGATTTCTTAACAGGATTGAAAGAGCCTTTGAGAGATTTCAGATAATCGGTTGCTGGCATTATTTCCTTTCTTGCTTTAGAACCTCTACTCGATAACTCTAATGCAAATAGCGCGCGGCCCTTTATCTCCTTCTACACAGAGAAATGAGACTCTATCCTGAATCTCCAGGTCACGAAAGTTCTTACTGGTTTTCTCCATACCGCTCCAGTGAAAAAACCAATCTCGACCATCGTCGCCTGCAATAAATCCGAAGCCTCTATCTTGACGCAGCTTACGGACTGAACCTTCCATCCGAGTCGCTTCTACTCTCCTAATAGCTGCGGGCTTAGGAGTGGTGCGCGGCTCAGGTCTTACGTATGATTCCGTTTCCTCATTCAGCATAGCATAACCAGCTGAAATCCTCGGCATCTAGCTATCGACTCCTCCGTCAGAGGGACTTTGGGGAATAATAAGTGGTGAACCTACGTGGACGGTCGTATATTCACTCACTGTCTTCATTTCAGGTCTAAAGATATGGAAGTGGATGGACTCAGCTTTCGTCTGGTCCTTCGTCACCTTATCCATAACCACTGCCATATCCTTAGCTATAGCAGAGATACGGGATGCGTTACAGGCCCCAATCTTATCATCTGTGAGGGAGTTAAGAGCAGTATTGAGACGCGCGCCAGCTTTCTCCGCGAGCTGCTCTTTCACAGTCTTGAGACGCTTCATCCTATCTGGAACACGATTAACTCTTTCTTTCATGTCCTCAGTACTAGATAATCCATTCTGGTATGCTTGAGCTTGCGAACGGGATAGGCCAAAAAGTGGCCCAGTCTTAGTATTACCTAAGATTAAAGCAGTCCCACCTATCGCAACCTGTGCATCTACATTACCACGAAGGTTACCAGTTCTCTGCTTTTTATAGGGGTCGACAGCGCCAGTTAATATTCGGTCTATGTCAGACGTAGCCATGCTCTGCTCAGACTGTTCTGTTTGCTCAGACTGCTCGCTCTGCTCTACATCTCCCGCTGGAGACTCCTCCTCAGGCTTATCGTCTACATGGGACCCGTTATCTTGCCTAACGTCTCTATCCTGCTTAACGTAAGATGCAAAAGGATCATCACCGTTAAGCGGAGAAAACAGATTGCGCCTATCGTTATATCTGCGTTCAGCTTCTTCTTTAGTAAGGAACATGACTGGCTCTATAGGTAAAGATAAGAACTAAGAACCGCCCCTACCTATACTATACGCCCCTTTCTCGCACCTGTCAAGTCAGAAAATACAGGCGTTTTTAATAATCTTTTCTGTTATACTGGCGAACAATAAAAAGTTAGTCTTAGAAAGGAGATAAGATAATTACCTTTTTGTTATTTTTGCTTTGTACGTGTAATGAACCTTTCCCCCGGCTGGCTGTATGGGACCCAAAGAACGGGACATGGTACATATATGTATAATACATGCCTGAAGTAAGTAGTCGCTCACTTATGTGTTATAAAAATAACAGGGTGCTACAAAAATAACACTTAGCTGCTACAAAACTAACACTTAGCTCACCTAATAATACATACATGAACTAAGTAAGCAAAAGAAAAGGGAGAGCTTTAACACTCTCCCTTTTATCTCTACTTCTTACTCTTAACCTTGACCGAACCTGAAGCTTTGACGACAGCCTTAGTTGATGCGGTCATTAGGATAGCGGCAATCCGAGTGCAGGAAGGGCATTGATTGTTAACGAGCAATTCAAAACCAGCCATAACCGCTTCGCTAACGCTCATCCCCATTTCTTCCGCCCATGCTTTCATTGCTTCCCACTTATCCACGTCTTGAACGTAGATGGTTTTGATAGCGGCAGTCCGCTTGATCTTGCCTTGCATGTAGTTAGCAATTTCCGGCGCGTCTTCGGTCGGTCTACGTTCATTAGCCATTTGCTTAATCTCCAATCGCGTTATTGCGATATAGAGATAGTATCACAGGTAGATAAATACGTTGCACACCACTGCACAGAATCTTGGGTTTACATAATTGCACACTTCTGCACTGCACACTAATGCACCTTAGCCTTGTAAAGCTATTAGGTTACAGAACTGCACTGTGTACACTATTGCACTCAGGAGCATATTAGCCTTATAAGGCTACAGCTCTCAAGTCGCTTATGTTATTTAGCTATTAGGTAGGTGTGGGCGCGGGAATAGTAGACAGCTACATATATAATACATAACTGTCTATCTATTATGTAGCTAACTACTCGTCAGCGCGGGTCGTCAGCTTGAAGCTTGTCTCGCTCACGTTGTAGTCGCCAGTAACGATACGCAGGGCAGTCAGTGCAGCCGAGCCGAGATGCATCGCATCGCTTACTGCGCCTGAGAAGTGAGAACTCAGAACCTTGTGAAGTTCTTCCTGCACTGCGTTGAACTTGCCGTTGTAAGGATCGTGCCGCACGTCGTCTCGAAACTGCTTCATAACTCAATCTCCTGTTTGTTGATACGAAAGCTTAACAAGCTGGGCAATGCCGGTATCTGAGGGGTTTGTCTTTTCGCAAGTCTGGCCTATCTCAAGGTCGCTGTAATTTGCATCTTAACATCCGGCTGCAGCGCGTTAGCAACGCGTTTCGGGTAAGATAAGCAGTGATGCGCCGTGTTTAGGCGAGAGTGCTGAAGTAAAAGACAAGGTCAGATAAGTGGTATGCCACCGTATCCGTAAACCCAGCTTGTTAAGCTTTCGTATTCAGTTTTCAAACCAACCAACCGAACAACCAACCTGAGATAAGAATAGCACAGATAACGCTCGACGCAACATTTATTTTTGCTTCACACCACTGCACGATGCTGCACCCGCGCCCATAACACCCTAGCCTTATAAGGTTAAGGCGAAAGAAAGGGGATATATAGTCCCCTATATATTACGTATCCTCGCTGACTCGTTCAAACCAGTCCATATCGCTCTCGTCTTCACGCGGACTATCCACCTCGTGTCGGCGGAAACATGCAGGGCACTGATTAACTCCGCCGTCATGCGCCGTAGACCCGCATTCGACTTCGCGCGTCACATAATCCCAGCCCCTGCGGATAACGACGTTAATCTTGTCGCCACAACCGAAACGCCATTTGCTCATATGTATATACCTCTTAGATAACTGACATATTGCCGATAAAGCTCATGGGGATATAGAGTGAACTAACAGGAACTGCCCCCATCATAATCGGTTTATTGAAGTGCAGGATTACCTCTGGTGCGGTTGTGGCGTCAAGGGATGGATTGGGATAAACACTGACGCAACGCACGTCGGTCCATTCCTCACGCGCGTTGTCGAGCTTCTTAACAATCACAACCGTCATAAGCAAAATCCTCCACTAGCAATATAGCACAGGTTTATCTCGTCAAATAAATTTATTTTTGCGAACGATTCTGCTTGACACAACAGGTGAGGATATGGTATTCGCGCGCGTCTCGTTTAAAGCCTTATAAGGCTATTAGATAAGGATGTGAGTCCACTAAACTCATAGTTTGAGACCTGAGTGTAGGGCAGTCAACCTTAGCCTTATCAGGCTATAGGCTACAAGTCGCTTATGTATATGTAGTTATATATTAGGCGCGCGCCGGAGTCTATTATGTACATAAATATCTAATAGGTACATACATAGTTAGCTCCAAGTCTATTATGTATATACATACCTATTATATAGCTACATACATATATACACATAGACATAAAAAAAGGCGGCTATGTAGGCCGCCCTTTCTTATAATATGTAGCTGTTAGCTACTCGACTGACTCCGTCGGGATTTCCATCCCTTGTTCCGCTCGCTGCTTGATAATGAAAGCGCGTGCGGTCTCAGCAGAAGGAAACAGGCCGGTTTTCATGACCTGCGCAATCTGTTTCTCGATTTCCTTCTCCACTCCGCCGAGTGAGTTAGCCAACATCACGCGGATCGGTTGCATGAGTGTCAGCGAGAACCCATAGTTGAAGTAGTCGCAGGCACCGTCCCGTGCGTCGATGTCGGCTTTCTTCTGCTGCTGCTCCGTCAGTTCGTTGTAGTTGTCCGGCTTGTCTTTCGCTGCTTCTGCCTTGCCCCTTGCCAGCGTAGACATCCCAGGCTGCTTTACGGCACGGTAGAGGATATACGGCCAACGCTCCTCTTGTCCCGTTCCGCTCTTATCCTTGCTCACCTTGACTTCTCGGCGCTCGCTGACAACCGTGCCTGCTTCGAGCGCCATACGGATACCTTCGCGTTCGGTATCGTTGTAAAACTTCTTGAGTGCTGGCGGACACGTCTCAGGCTTGAGGATATCCACTTCCACGCGGACACGTTCGGTCGTTGCCGGGGTTTCGTTCTGCTCAGTCACTACGTCGTTGCCGTTAGCCATGCTTAAACTCGCTTGTTTGCGTTCGGCTGAATTACCGAACTGAGATAACTATACGCTGGCCCGTTTCGGATGTCAATACTTTTTTGGCCTTCCCGATAACTTTTTTTCTTCGCTTTTCCTTCGCCCCCGCATATAGGTTTCGGGCATCTCCCCTAATCGGTTACCCCTTAGCCTTATAAGGATACGCGCACCTGAATACGACATCAAAACAACACCCTAGCCTTATAAAGCTATTTCGGCTATTCATCAGTCTCTCAAGTCTCTTATCTCAGTGTCTTTATCTAATACACTTTTATCTCACATCTTTTTAATAAAAATATATCAAGTCGCTCATGTTGTTTAGACGTTGCTTGATTTTTAAGTCCTCTGTCCACTTTTTAGGTCAGTCCGCTTATCTCAAACGCTATATATAGAGTGTCGCTTAAAATGCCGATTCCCGCGCATTACAGCCTGTTTAAGCGGCTTTCTCAGCTTGCCCCTTTGCTAAGTACCTTAAAAATCAAAACGCGACGTCGGGCTTAACCGTTCGTACAGCGAACATTTATAATTTAAGTCTTAGGTAGATAAGACGAGAGTATACGTATAAGACCTAAAGAAACCTTATACGTCCTCTCTAAAAACTCTATGTCTTTATTCGTAATCCTTTCGCCCTTCATATAATATGCCAAAAAGGACATTAGTTAGGAATTGTAAATACCCCACTGAAAACAAGGTAGAAAATGCTATAGAATTGAGGCTAAAAGGCTGTAACTGCTACAAAATCAACTACTTACCGATCTACCCTACACTCTTAACTTTGGAAAAGGCCCCTCTTGCCACTTCGGAAAACCTAATTTTCGCCCCTTAGATGAAATGTCCCCTTTTTAGGTCATACGTCTTTAGAGGGTATTATATATTTTTTTATATATAAATAAGAACCCAAGACTAAAAAGTGTCCTAAATAGTGGACAAAGGATAAAGAGATGGCGAATTTTGAAACTTTCCGACTGGCCTTTAGGGCAACGTCAATTCTTATGGTGTATAGGGTATTCCCGTAAGTAGCTGATTCTAAAGGGAATACGCATATAAACTCTCAATTCTTAGCTATTAATACCCTATATTTACAGCGATTTTTACAATTTTATACTAATCAGGTTTTTGGCATCATATATGAGAGGCGAAAATCGAACGAATCATATATGTTTCAGAAAATACAGTCCTTTAAACTTGACATCAGTCGAAAAGTATGATAGACTTAACAATGGCAATTTCGTTTTTATCTACAACAGTTAAGACTTAGATTTTCAGTTTAGTCTAGTAGAAAAGTAGGACATAATCAGTATGGCCGTTTCTGATGATGATAAGCTTAGACCTAAAAAGAGAAATAGATACAAGCTTACAAAGAAGGACTTAGAAAGACGTGACCCGTCGTATGTCCCTAAGCCTGTCCGCGCGGCAAAGGCACCAAAAGAACCACCTAAACAAACTCAGTTAGAAAAGGACTGGAAAGAATGGGATAAGAGAATGCGGGATGGCTTTATCTTTGAAGTTAAACGTCTATCTGAGCAATACAAAAAGACAGGCCAAAAGAGGTCTAAGTTTAAGCTTAGGATGCTGGCTCTTGATAAGATGGAGACATGGGACTCCTGTCAGTTCTATGGTTGTTTAGAGTGGATAGAAAAGGAGCGAGCTAAGTTCGTTGACGATAAACAGGCTCGAAAGTTAGCTAAGGTTAAAGCAGAGTACGTAGCAGAGTTGTCTTCAGATGATGTAGACCAGAAGCTTAAAAAGGAGGAAGAAAAGTCTATATTTGATAATTCCGATGTCCTTAAGTACTATAAGAAGTTTTTAGCAGAGGAAAAGAAAAAGAAGAAGGACGAGGATGGAGATTAGACCTAGAGAACCTGAAGATGTCTATGGTATTCTTGTAATACAACTTATGGTCAAGAAGTTTAGGCTTATGGGTTTAGGCTTTCTAGACTTACCAAGAGGAACTATAAGCAGGTTAAGCTCAGAGATAAGGTTCTTCTACAGACTAGGATACACGCCGGAGAGAACAACAGAGATAATCTTTGAGCTTTATGTCTATCCCTGTCCTCACTAAAGACGTATCCTGTGAAGTTTGTGGATTTTCCTTTAGGATGAGGGATAAGCGTAGGTTACACTCGCATCATATAAGACCTAAGGAATATGGTGGTGATGATAGCACGGCAAACAGGATAACTATCTGTCCTAATTGTCATACGATAGCGCATATTCTCCTTGCGCGCGCCTTTAACTCTCATGGTGCCTTGAATATCTATAACCTATTCAGCAGAGACTTCTTAATTGAGTCTATTCTGAGATATCGCAAAGATTCTACACGAAAGCTACTCAAGCTAGCGTGGAACTCTTTTCTTAATAATATACAGCTTCGAGTCTATCTTAGCCCTAAAAACAAGCTTAGCCCTAAAAACAAGATAGCGTCTAAACTAGAGGATTAAGTGTTCGGCAGACGAACATTTATAATTTAATAGGAGATTACAGTGCCAGAGCTTCTCAGTGATAAGATACAAGAGTTTATAGATTGGTTAGCAGAGAATACGGACTTTGGTGATTGGGACGTAAAGCTTCAGGATAGAGTACACAAGCAGTTGATTACTATCATGATATCAGACAGGACTAAGGAGAGAGAAAAGGATCAAGGAGAAAACAGATGAGCTTCCACGTACCTAACCAATACAGAGTAAAAGACGATCCTGTACTCGGCAGTGATGATAGCTATGGGAATAATGGCTATTTTAGACTTAGGAGTAGTGTAACTGACTATAGATTAGATGTTATAGCCAGCGATGGAGAGGGATGGGAGCATGTCAGTGTAGTAGCACATCTTAAAGGAAGCGAGCGCGGCAATAGACTAGGCAAGAAGATAACACGCACACCTTTCTGGAATGAGATGTGTCAAGTCAAGGATATATTCTGGGATGCTGAAGATACAGTAGTACAGTACCATCCCTCGTACAAGGACTATATTAACTTGCATCCACATGTCCTACATCTCTGGAGACCTACCAATCCTACACTGATGCCTCTACCACCGTCATGGATGGTTGGACCTAAAGACTTTAAGCTAAAGGTTCTAGAGTCCTTAATCAAAGAGGATAAGAGAGGATAGAAATGACTGAGGCTAAAGAGACTATAGGAGTCCTGAAGCATGGTATCGGCTATGATATTATTAGTAATCGTAGAAATACCAGAATACTCCTCGGCATCCAATGTCATACCTGTGGACTTACATCCTATCATCCTAAGGATATAGAGGAAC